GATAAGGAGACATATATTGTGCCGCTGACCTAGCACCAAAGTCTTGTGGATTGTAGCCTAATGCTTTAGCTAAACCTTGTTGAGCTGTGTTATACCCTAATCCAGATGTAGCTTGAGCCCCACGCGTTGCCTGAGCAAACTGTTCTGGAGTTTGTAACCCCATAATCCCACTCATTGCTTGTTTTTGCTGTGGCGTTAAGCCTGCAATACGTTGACCACCGTAAGCTACATATGGAAGCGCAGTTACTTTCTGGGCGCCTTCAATACTTTCTTTAATGTATGGTAATAATTCTTTTGGGATTTGAACCTGTGATACCGTGCTAGTGCCACCACCGCCTTTACCGTAGAGTTTTACACTTTTACCAACTTTTTGGAATGCCTCTTCAGGCAACATCTCTAAATGATTATATCTCATGCTATTTTCTCCACAGGCAATTCGTATACAGTGAATCGCGTTTTGTATCCATCATTCTTAAAAACTCTTCCCCAGCCTTCACGACCAAATGATTCGATAACCGAACAGTCATTAGCTTGTGCAAATAATTGCAATCCGCTTAACATAGGGTCTTTCCATTTAGGCAGTTCTTTACCACCTGTAAAATGCATTGTTAGTGTATTCATCCTAGGATACACCATTATTTCCGTAACTACCCCACCTAAAATCTCGGTATCATTATACGCAATCCAGAGTTGTTGTGGTTTGGTTTTTAACCCGTCTAGTATGTCTTTAGCCTCAAACCTACCAAACGTATACTCTGCTGCACCTTTCATGTAGCCTTCTATTTTAGGCCATACTTCATCTAGGTGCTCATAAGGTATTAATGATATTTGCATTATGCAGGTAGATATTTCTCAGCTTTAATTTGTTTACCTTGTTTCTTAGTGCCGGTACGAGCACTGCGAACTTTATCCATCATAGCATACAAATGCTTAGCACCTGCTTTAGTAGAGCCATTACCTAAATGGCTAACCACATCAGCCGGAACCACGAACTCACCGTCCGCTAAACGAGCTGGCTGCTTACCTTCTATTGTAGCGTGAATATCATCACTCATGCCATCGCCTGGGCCATCTAAATAGCCACCTTTGGCCATACCTGCATATTGGCTACGAAGCTGATCAATTGTAGTGCTTGCCGCTGGACCAGAGCTAGCGCTTAACGCAGATGGATTTAATCCAGCCAACATGCTCATACCTATTGGTTGCTGTTGTTGCATTTGCCCCAACATGCCTATACCACCTGGTTGTTGCATTTGCCCAAACATAGCTGGTTGGCTAACAGCTTTAGCTGCTTTTTCAGTGGCCGCTGAATCTGACATCCGTTGCTCAAAGGCCATAGGGTCTTTATAGTATTCACGCCATTCGTCTATACTAGTAGGACCACCCGCTGCATAATACTCCGCTTGACCACCTACTTCACCTTCGTTACCTACACGTTTATCCAATAGACCTGCTAAACCTGTACCATCGTTTAATATAGGACCGCCTTCGGCCATCATCATAGGATTGTTTTCTCTACGGCGTTCTGCGATAGATTTAAAAGGACCCCAACCTAAATCCTCTTCTTCCATATTCATTGGAGGTGGTGCCATAGCACCTAATACTGGAGCTGCAAATGGAGCGCCTATTTTAAATGCCGCTTGGCCTGAGGTTAGTGGCGCACCTTCAGTACCCATGGATTGTTTAAATACATCAAACCCGCCTGGAGCAGTCACGTTTTCTAAGCCTTGGGCCATGTTACCAAAAGTAACATCCGCTGGTGCTGTCATAGTGGAAATAGATGCTGGATCCATTGTAGGAACCCCTACGTTTGCCGCATACTCGGGGGCAACTAAATTACCTGCGGCTGGATTAGAGATCATTCCCTCAGCAGCTGTGCCAAGTTCTCCTGTAGGTAACGCCGTAGCACCAGCTGCGTTAGATAGACCTTCAGCTAAGTTGCCTCCGCCATAAGCGCCGAAGCCCGCCATAATGCCCTTACCTAAATCACCTGTTATAGCCGCCGTACCAGCGCCAGTAGTTAGACCAGCCGCGAGTGGACCCATCCCAGTAGCTGTCAAGCCAATACCGGCAATAGTAGGCAACAAGCTACCTAAGAAATCAAAGAACCCAGCTTCAGGTAGACCTGTTTGTGGATTGCGTGTTAGTGAACCGCCCATATTTTGGGCTAGTTGTTGTAAGCCTTGCACTTCATTAGGCGTTACGTGCATCAGCATTGAGTCATTATTGCGTCCTAAAGATGCAAGACCTTGAGCAGATTGAGCAGGCGCTGCCATAGCCTGAGAAGCTGCATTAACTGGATTTAAGTTCATATTGTTCATATTGTAGTCACCGTAACGTTGCCTAAAGAAGCAGTTGCACTCACCGTTCCTGCATAAGCTTGATCTGCTAATACTATTTTCAAGATGTCACCATCTCGGTATACTGCTCCCGTAGGCAGATTATATCCGCTTGCGGGTAAATTTGTAAGAGTTATAGAGTCAAAAGTAACCGAAGCCTTTGAATCAATATGGTTAAAGTAAACAGCTATCGAACGTATTAGCTGCGTAAAGTACACCATATCGTATTCTTTTGAAGGTATAGGTAACGCTGGCGCTTTGAATTGATCAATCGCCATTTAACTACCTCGTTTGCCGTCTGGCCTTGCATCAATACGTGGCATACCTAATTGCCACTGCACACCTAATGTGTCTGAAGCAATCTTAAAGCTAATCTGACGGCCTCGTACTCGTAAGAATACTTGATTTGTATACTGGTCTACTGGCACTGTTGACGTTCTTATGACCTCAGCTTCTATGCCCGTGTTCTCGGCATTGTTTGTTTGGTACGCTTGACCTGGGAAGTTACGAGGTTTAATTGTCACATCTACTGTAGGCGCTTGTGCTGTTGAGCCATTAAAGTTAATATCAGGAATCAACCTGCGAATCAACATGAACTGCGTACCGTCCTCAATATCCACGTCACCTGATGATATATAGGCCGTCATAGGCAATGTATTATCATCCGTGCCACGTTCATGGTCATATACATACCCTGTTGTATCTGCTGCTTGAGGGTAACTACGCAATGGTGAATCTAGCCAAGCTGTACGAACTAAGTTGCCGTAGTACCACACGCCTTCTAAGTAATTATAGATGACATAACGGTTAATCTCATTTGAATCCGCAGAGGGGTAGAACCAAACAATCTCGCTAAACTCTTCATTCGTACCGGCCACAATTAACGCTAATTCTTCTTTGTTGATGTCTTGGAAAACATACTGACGCAATGTACAAGGCAGCGTATCAATTCGACCTGAGTAAGCGTAGAACTTATCTTTACCCATCCAATATACAACGTTGTTAACTACGACAACAGAACTAGGCCCAGCAATAGAAACGTTATCCCCTAGCTGTTGTAACCCAAATACATCTTGCGTACCTAAGAACTGCAATGAGTATACGGTTGAATCCGTTATGACCACAATCTCTTGCCGTGTACGTACGGCGCTTATAATCTCTGACCCGTTAGACACACGTAAGAAACCTGCACTATTGTCAGGTGTTGGCGCCCAGTCTCTAGGGTTATCTTGGTCTGCCCATCGAATTAATAGCGGGTCGTATGTGTTTGTAATATAGTTAGTGCCACCAAAAGCAAGTAAGTGCCTGTCCGTTTGAGAGAACAATATCCTACCTACAATTTGCGGTACGCTATTAGCACCGGCTAGACTAGATAACAATACCGCACGGGTTGTAAACGTAGGTTCGTAGGTCCAATAATAGATGTCACCATTACGAATATTAAAGATTAAGTCATCATTGAAGCGGTCTTGCGAGAATAACCGTGGCGGGAAATTAACTGGGTCGGATGCACCAGAACCCCATGAACCACGACTCCAGCCACCAGCACCCCAACCGTAACCATAAATTGCAATCTCATTACCTGCATGAATGTCAAATACAGCCGTTAAATCACCATCATATGTAGCCGTAAATGTAGCAACAGTAGCAACTGTAATTGTAAATGTGTTGGTTGTGGCGTTAAAAACTTCGTGATCGCCGTTTAGTTCAGATGCAGGGATACCCCCCACAGCTGAAGAGATGTTTGAAAAGTTAACGTAGTCTCCGTCAAAAGCCCCATTACCGGCGATGGTTACGAGTACGCTATTACTGCCTGATGTTGTCGCTAATAAACTCATACTGTTGTCACCGTAACGTTGCCTATAGCGTTTGTAGCTGTTACGCCTGTAACAGGATTTGACTCAAAGACAAATGTCGCTCTAACAGGTGTAATGTCATAGATATTACCCCCAGCCTCAACATATATTTTCTTATTCGTGGCAATACTCATCAAGTTATTGCCGTCGCTGGTGATCCAGTTAAATAAAGACCGACAGATACCTACAAAAGGAATGATAGTCGATTTAAGCCAGCCACCTATCTTTTCAGGAAAGCCTGAACGGAAGCGTACCTTATCCATATCAAACCAGCCACCCTCAGACGCGTAATTAGTCTGATCTTTATTGATCCCTGGTTTGAATACTAGTTTAGATAACGCCATATTCTTCTCTCATAAACATTGCAGCTTCGTCTTTACGACGGTTATCTAGCCCTCTAAGGACTACGCCGCCACCTTTATTATACTTGAGTAAACTCGCCATAGCACCTTTTTTGTCGCCGCGATTAATCTTTTGACGAACGGGACTTCTTTGCAGCCAGCCAGGACCAAGATTATAAACAGCAGATACAAGAGCATCAAATTCACATTGTCTAAGCGGTACACTAATAAAACGCTTGATCGCTCGCTCAAATCGTACGACATCCTTAACCAATAGTGCGCCAATTTCCTCTTTACTCCATACTCGGTTATCTTCTGCGTTCAACGGGAATGCTTTACGTAAGGCCATTCCCTCCAAGGTAGCAGGTATCTTCATCTGCTCTGGGTACATTGCATGGCCGTAGCCTATCGTCCAGATTTTAGCGGCACACTGATAGGGCTTCTTACGAAAACCCTCGTGGTGCTTTAGCAGTTTGAGACCTTCTTCACTTACTTTCATTATGCTTTTCCCATTGACGTGAGCCAAAGTAGAAGCCAATAATCGAACTTAAAATCGCCATTTCATCAGAGCCAAACACTTCACGTAAGGCAATCAAGAAATCTACATCTGTACGTATTGCCCACCACAAGCCAATAAAGTTAATGGCAACCAACTCAAATACAAAGGTAAAAGCAATGACAGGGCGTACAGCCGCATTAAGGTTACGGACAAAAGATCCAGCACCTTCGACAATCGTTTTATCGTGAGAGTATAAAGCTTCACGCTCTCTTGTGTATGTTTCAGCTAAAGTGCTTTCGTACTCAATAGCGGCAATCTTCTCTTGCGATGCAAAGCCGGCTTGAGCCATAGCTAAGTCACGTTCTTTCTGCTGCATCATCATTGCCAACTCGTGCTTTTGGTCAGCCTTTTGTTGGAAGAACCCTAATATGTTTGGTAAGCTTGAAGAAGCAATACCCAGTAGACCTGATAATATAGATAACATTATTTTCCTTTCGTGATGATGCTGTCAGAGCCTTTTGTTACGGTAACTTTGTCACCCTCTACAACAACAGACATTGGTACATCTACTTTGTCTAAACGAGCAACTAAGTCTTTAATTACATCAATCTCAGGGCGATCAGGCTTATCTTGTGTTCCTGTAATGCCAGTTAGAATACCAATCAAAGCCATTGCCGCTGTAGCAACCAAACCAATTACAGGCGTTAATGCTTCTGATGATAAAAATGACGCTGCAAATACGCCTACGCATACTAAAAACACAATCAAAGGCATACCGTACTTGCCAATAAATCTACTTGCTGACTCTCTTGCGGTTTCTACGTTTTCCATTATCGCACTCCTAATGTATTAGTTAACTTTGTTAAATCAGCCTGTGTGTATGCTTGATATCCACCACGCAAATGCTCAGGCATTGGTATCTCTTCTATCTTAGCCCCTGTCTCAGCGGCAATCTGTTGCGCTACGGCCTCAAATGACTTAGCCTCTCCGGTGCCTACGTTCCATACCCCAGACTCGGTTATGTCAAAGAACTTTTTATGCACATCTATCACAGTCTCTACTGGCACAAAGTCTCGGCGGAAGTTATTACTTCCCTCAAACAACTTTATTGTACCTGTCTCAGCCTGTTTTCTAAACTTGCTGTAAGGTGACGCTTGGTCGCCCTTATGGTCCTCAAACTTGCCATACACATTAAAGTACCTAAAAAACTGTACCGTGCTAGGCAGTTTGTGCAGATTATACCTTAATTCTGCTAATAATTTACTGTGCGCATACAATGTGTTAGGCGCAGGTTCGTCTGTTTCCTTGAACGTTGTATTGTCACGCCCGTATACGCTAGCACTCGATGCCATTTGTATCGGTATTCTGCGCTCAATGCATTGACCAATCAAGTCAAAACTAAACCGCACGTTCTGTTCTCGAAGTGCTTCTACATCCGTGCAGGCAGTGCTACTGATAGCGCCAAGGTGAATCACACGGTCTATGCTGTCTAGGCTGTATGGCTCATCGCCCCACTCGTAACCTGTCAGCTCATGATCGGCCAACGCCTCCATCATGTTCTGCCCTATAAACCCTTTATGCCCCGTGACTAGGATACGCATACGGTTCCTAGCTTAGTACAAGACAGCGCGGCTTTTTTATTAGCATACGTTAACGCCCGGCCTATATTATTAGTTCTTAAGTGTTCAGCTACCATCGCAGCTAGGAACACATCGCCTGCACCACAGACATCTACTACCTCAATCGGCTCTACCGGATACTCTACACCTGTGTATATACAACCCTTTGCGCCTCTAGTTACTACATAATTGTCATTAAGTGTCTGCGCATTGTGGTACTCTAATTCATTAATTTTAAGCATAATTCCGTTAAACTTCGCTAAGTCTGTCTTCTTGGTGTCCATATACATCTGACCCTTGAAGGCACTGCGTATAGATTTAACCGCTTCTGTAGTAATAAACCCTTTGTTATAATCCGATATTACAATCGCATCATAGTCATACTCTTCTTGTGGTACGTAAGGTATGCAGTTCACGTTATAGTCAACCCGTAACAAGTGCTCATGCGTCTTTAAGTCCACATACCGTATCTTACGTGACAGCTCATTAGGCGCCACCAAGTCAGCTTCAATACCTAAACTCTCCAGGTTGTTCCATACATTGTAGGCCATCCCTAAGCGTTCGTCTTTCTTCACAAAGTTTAGCAATGGTGCAGTTGATTCGGGATTCACCCTGTGAATCTCACCATACCGGTACTCGTCTATACACGCATCGCCAATTACCAAGACTCGCATTGGCTGTCCCCTACTTCTACGCGGTAGTTGTCTTCTACGCTATCCGCTGTAGAGACCTCTATAATCGTCCCAGCCTCTATGCAAATCAGTTGGTGTGGCACTAACGGTGGGTTATGCCAAGTGTCGCTTGGGTTGAGCGTAAACTCACTCCTACTTGCATCCCTAGTGTTAATTATCACTACCTTAAACTTGCCAGACTGGACATACCATGTCTCGTCCTTGGCTGAATGAAAGTGCATTGAGAACTTAGCGCCAGCATTAAAGTGCATCAGCTTGCCGCAATACTTTTCATTCGTAGCCCAGATTTCCTCTGAACCCCAGCCCTTCTTTACAACCCCATCAAGCCGCATAGCTTTGTCGTGGAGTATCCTGCCATCAATGGAAATATGATGATGGGCTTACCGTTACTCACTACGTCCTTTAGTTTGTAGTCACCGCCTTTAGTCACGATGTCTGGGTTAACTTTTTTAATCAACTCTAGCGGTGTGTCTTCGTCAAAGATAATCACTTCATCGACACAGCGCAACTCTAATAACATAGCCTTGCGGTCTTCTTGGTTGTTGATTGGCCTTGTTTCGCCTTTTAAACGCTTTACAGACGCGTCTGAGTTCAACCCTACCACCAAGTAGTCCCCAGCCTTTTTCGAGGCTTTAAGGTAGTCTATGTGGCCTCTATGCAGTACGTCAAAGCAACCGTTAGTAAAAACTATCATCTGCGCTCAATCTCATGCAGAATCATTGAGACCTCTTCGTCCACTAACATGCCTTCTGGCACCACCACATCAACAATCGTTGGCGGCTCAAATAGCTTGTTAGTATCAGCATACCTACCAGCATCAATACGGTCTACCCATATGATAAAGGCTTCACCGAAGGCTCTACGCGTCTCGCTAGTAGGGCAAACAAAGTCAGCAATAACATGCTCTGTCTCGGCGGCATCACATAACTCACCAAGCCTTGTTGCTTGACGTATTCTGCCTTCCGCTGAGAAGTCCCAGTCATCGTGCAGCTTGCGGACATAGTCAGCATTATAGTGCGTCGCAGATAGCTTCTTCGCTAGTGCTTTGGCTAGCGTTGTTTTACCAGCGCCAGGCAGTCCCATAATCAGTATTTTCATAGCTTACGTATTGCTATCTGATATCCGTTATCTAATTGTTCTACAGCCACCTTGTCCCAGTAGCAGTTTAAGAAGCTGTCCACCGCTAGCTTAGGGTTATCCTGTAAACGCTCATGACGCCAAGCAATGCAGTCATCGCATAGCATAATACCGCCGTCATTGAGTAGATTGAACCCCATAACTAGGTCTTCTAACACGGCTGAAGCCCTGTGGTCGCCATCAATGTAAATCAAGTCAGCCTTCACGCCACGAGTGTATAACTCCAGTAGCGCGTCCTTAGAGGTCATCTGCATAAACTCTATGTTGCCTTTATGCTCAAACTCTTCTAAGTTAGCTTTAAATAATACTTCAGCTTCGTTGACCACCTCGTTAGGTAGGTCGGCTGAGGCACCATACGGGTCAATCGCATAGTGCTTATAATCTGGGTAACGCTTAACCATCTCTTGAGTTAGGTTAAAGGTCGTATTACCCTCAAACAATCCTATCTCTATAACTACCTTTGGAACACCGAATTTATTTACCAAACTTGTAATGCTTTGCTGTGCGTACTCATGAAACAGCACGGTGAATTTCATTTATTTCTCCAAGTTGTCGTTACGTTCCGTTGTTCGTCCAGCTTTCGGACGGTTCAAGATTGTAGTCTCTGCACCCTTTTCATCATAAGCATAGACGCCCATTTGATGAATTGGGAAGATATCTGCACGTAATAGTATATCAAGTGGAGCGCAGATACCATACTTTAAGACATGCGCTAACATGTTCTTGGCGACCGCTGGATCAATTGCATAAGCGTGTGCGCGACAGATAAAGTGGTAGTTTGGACCTTCGGATGCGTGTGGTGGCGTAGGAAATACTCCCCAGCCTTGTTTTACTTGTTCGTGTGAGCCTAGGAAGCAGATAGAGTTATAAACGCCATGTTGCGTAAAGGCTTGTGTCATTACGGAGTCATGCTCTAGAACGATAAGAGGCTTATCCTGTTCTACGCACTTAGCCCATAGGCTGATATGTGAAAGAGCACAGGCAACCTCTCCACGGGTTAGGTAGTGGTCTGTCACCTTAATCATCTTCATCACGCTATTGTGATGGGCTGGTGGCTGTATTTCACCAGAGAGACCGTTGTAGGCTTCCCAGTATTCCCAAGGCTGACCCACGGTATCGCATGAGTCTGAACATCTTTTTGCTTGTGTCTCAGAGTTTTGATTGCCAGCGACTCTGATAATGTACGCCTTGTCTACGACAGTGTCGTAGCTAAAAAATAGGGACTTCACCCCGTTCTCCTTAAATTATGACGCTATAGAAAAATCATACCCAGCGTCTGGGTTAGTCCATGTTGTAAGAGCGCCAACTTGAGTTGGTGATGACCTGAATGTTAGGTCACTAAATCCTAACTGTCCATGATTATTTCTTCCCCAAGACCATATTGTCCCATCGGTTTTTGTAACAAGAGAAAAATATCCACCTGAAGATATTTTAGACCAAGTAGTTAATGCGCCAATCTGTACTGGAGACGAACGAAGAATAACGTTATTTTGACCCAATTGACCATAAGTATTATCTCCCCAAGACCATATTGTCCCATCTGTCTTAATGGCTAATGTAGCTATCTCGCCACCAGCTGCATTTGCCCAAGTAGTTAACGCTCCGACCTGAACAGGAGACGACCTTGCAACTATATCGTTTTGGCCTAATTCACCAGCACCATTGCTACCCCAAGCCCATAAGGTTCCGTCTGTTTTGATTGCTAAAGAATAATTAGCTCCACACGCAACCTTTGACCACGTCGTACCAGCCCCTACTTGAACTGGAGAAGAACGGGTAATTGCGTCATTTTGGCCAAGTTGACCTAAAACATTATATCCCCAAGCCCAAAGAGTGCCATTGGTTTTAATTGATAGAGTATGTTGGCCGCCGCTTGCTAATTTATCCCAATTAGTCAATGCTCCTACCTGTACTGGAGAAGAGAGAAGAACAACGTTATTTTGTCCTAATTGACCAAAATTATTTGCGCCCCATGACCACAAAGTACCGTCTGTTTTTGTAGCGTTTGCGAATCCATTATTTGCTGATATGTTATACCAAGTAGCTAATGAGCCTATTTGTGATGCAGCAGAACGACTTGCTGTATCATTTTGCCCAAGTTGGCCACTTGAACCCAACCCCCAAGCCCATAACGTTCCATTTGTTTTAATTGCAACTGTTAAGCCTTCCCCAGATGAAGTTGAACTCCATGCTAATTGGCTACTAACTTGAACGGGCGAGGAGCGATTAATTTGATTCCCTTGACCTAATTGGCCAGAGCCGTTATTCCCCCAAGCAAACAACGCTGGTGACGCTTCTAGGGATGGGGCGTTGAGGGCTAGAGGTGTTTTAGATGTAGCGGATATTCTAGTCCATGTGGTTAATGCCCCAACTTGTACTGGAGAAGAACGATTAATAGTATTATTTTGCCCTAGTTGGCCATTACTGTTTTGTCCCCAACTCCAAACAGTACCGTCTGTTTTAATGGCATAGGATGTGTAAAACCCACTTGCTATTTTAGACCACGTAGTTAGAGTGCCAATTTGAACAGGAGATGAACGGTTTATTGAATTATTATCCCCTAAAGGGCCAAATATACTTGCTCCACAAGACCATAAGGTACCGTCAGTTTTTAGTAATAACATAGAGCTGTCTGAGCAAGTAACGTTAGACCAGTTAGTTAAAGCTCCAACTTGTACAGGTGAGGAACGATTAACAACATTATTTTGACCAAGTTGGCCAGAATTGTTACGTCCCCATGACCATAGAGTTCCATCTGTTTTAATTGCAGCTGAAAAATATGTTCCTCCCGCAGCATTTAGCCATGTAGTCCCTGCGCCTATTTGTACAGGAGAGGAGAGGTCTACTAAATTGTTTTGGCCTAATTGTCCATGTTGGTTTCTGCCGCCAACAACCCATAAAGTACCATCTGACTTGGTAGATAAAGCATGATAACCACCACAAGCAACATTCAACCATGTGGTTCCAGATCCTACTTGTACTGGAGATGAGCGATAAATGTCATTATTCTGCCCTAATTGACCCCATCTATTTATTCCCCATGCCCAAAGCGTGCCGTCTGATTTTGTTGATATTGTAAATCCTTGATATCCACTAGCCGCTTTTAACCAAGTAGTTAATGCGCCAATTTGAACTGGTGATGAACGATAAGTAACATTTCCTTGGCCTAATTGTCCGTAAAGGTTATACCCCCAAGACCAAAGCGTACCATTTGATTTTGAAGCTGTAGAAAATTGCGACCCTCCAAATACACCTATCCAAGACGTGTCACTACCTACTTGCGATGGTGATGATATATTGCTAATGGTGTTAATCCCCACCGCTCCTTTTGCATTGTCCCCCCATGCATAAAGAAGCTTTGGAATAATTGGCTTAGGCCAAAGGTTTTGCTTGATATACCCACCAGCTTGTTCTAATGTCCAAACGCCAGACGCGGAGCCACCTTCCCCATCGGTGGGACCAACAACTACGGGTGCTGAACGGCTCAGTAAGCCGCCTGGGTATCTTTGGCTCATGGCAATTCCTTAAGCTATTACGTCTAGGTCTTCGTGTGTTGTTGCGCCAGCAATATCAGCTAGTTTCGCGTCTAACGCTGCTTTAGCATCAGCTACACGCTTTGCGTCATAGGTCTCAGCTGGATTGTCGTTGATTTGCTTTTGAGTTTCCTCATTCACAACACGTTGGAACTCGCCTTTAGCAGCGCCAACTAGACCACCTTTGCGGTCATCCACGGTCAATGCAACCTTGTGCCAGATGATTTCGGCTGGGGTTTTGTCTGCATCAATAGTGTGGTGTGAGATGTACTCACGGTTAGGGACTAGGTCTGGATGAATCTCAATGGCTGCTTTCCAACCAGCTTCTGTGTCTACTGGTGGTTGTGTGTCCCATACTTGTGTTACTTTGCCATCTTGGACGCGAATCCAGTAGCCTTGTTTTACTGTTGACATAATAATCTCCTATGCGGTTAATTTCTTAAGTTCTCGAAGTTGTGCACCGATTTTCTTGAAGGGATCGGTCCAATCCCCAAAACTTGTCTGTCTATACAATGTTACGCTATTATACCAAACTGTGGTATTTGTTGGGGGTGCCCATAGATAATAAGGTAATACCGGCACTACAATCCATGTCTCTACACCCATCGCTGCAGCCAAGTGCGCTACAGACGTACAAGAGGTAATCACTAGGTCACACGATGCAATAGCTTCAGCAGTCTGTTCCCAATGGTCTAGCGGTACTTGTCCAACCCAGTTTGGGCGATACTGTGAACCCTCATCGCGCTGTAGGCTGATAACTTCAGCGTCAACACCCTTAACGGCGTCAAACAATAGTTGACTTGGGAATACGCGGTGTTGTTCATGCTCAAACTGTGGATTACCTTGCCAGCGTAACCCAATACGGTATTTAGACGATTTTGGTACATTCGGACGCGGAATGTATGCCTCTCCGCTAACATCCTTGTATTCTAACTCTAAAACCATAGCCGCTGACATAGATGGTAGCCAGAAGTCGTGTACAACGCCAAATAAGGCTTCATGTTGGATTACTGCGGTGATACCATCAACGTGACGTAGAAGTCCAGCTAGGGCACCACTACACGCGACGATAACTTTGCATCCACGCTCTAAAATGTATTTGACGTACCTTACACCGTGAATTTGATCTCCAAGACCGCCTTCGAGGTTTAGCATGACTATGCCTTGAGATTTTCCATCCCATATAGGCATCGGTGAGCTAGGAACTGGGTTGCCAAATACGCCTTCAATACGACCACGATAAAGTAGCTTCTCACCTTCAAGTAGGTTCCCCTTCCACATTTGGTACCAGCCACGATTAAACGCAGCTCTGTGGTTCCAAGGCTCGTCCTTCTCAATCTTCTGCGCTAGTCGCCAGCCTTCATTAAAGTTACCCATCAAGCCTGCGGACAGTTGTAAGTCTAGGTCATGTATAGGGCGGTGGCCTGGGCCTTCGTTTAACCAAAAGCGTGGCTGTTGGTAGTCACGATAGAACACACCAAGAACGTCTTCCGCTGTGGTTGAGTGTTGGCGCTTAAGCTCTGGCTTAACGTCGTGAAGACCCTTAACCTGCCATACCTCTTCGTCGTTCTCTTTTAGGTGATCCGCGTTAATCATCGCCAAGTTATAGTCAAACGCTGGGATGTCTAAGAAGGCATGAATGCGGTCTAGCTCTTTCTGTGGGTTATTCAGTAAGTCATCGTAGTCCACGAATAGAATGCACTCAGGAGCGAAGCGGTAGCCTGACTCTAGTGTTTGGTATGACTCTTTAACGTGCGAGACTAGCTCACTTGTCCTTAAGAACTCTTCTAGGTTGTCAGGCTTGGCTACACGCACCATAGACGCTACACAGTCGGGGATGTTACGAACAGTCGCTATAATCTTAGGCTTGTGACCTAAAACCTTTGCCATCGTTGGGATATTGACGTCAGATGCCCAGCCACGCGCTTTATCTAGGATGATGGACTTGCTTACGTCTTCGTACTTAGAGTCGCAGATGTTTCTTAAGATACGCTGTATCTCCGCTTCTGACTTAGCCTTGTCTGGCGTAGCTTGAACTGACATTGAGTCCGCCCAAGCTCGTAAGGTACCCACTAACATATCTAATAGTCCAGATGTCGCAGTCGTGTGAACCTCTGGGTTTTGACTCAAGATTGCAGCTAAGACGGTTGAGCCAGAGCGGGGAAGTCCTGATAAAAAGTATATGTTTTTCATTTTGTCTTTTAAGAAGTTGTAGTGGCTATAACAGCATAAGACCCCATTGTAACTTTAGACCAATTTGTATTGGAACCTATTTGTGTTGGAGACGAGCGTCGCACTAAATCATTTTGACCTAATTGCCCAAATTGGTTAATACCCCACAAATAAAGTGTGCCTAGAGTAGTTGTAGCTGCACAGGTATTTACACCAGCCGAAACAATTGACCAGTTAGTTAAAGAACCAACTTGAACGGGGGATGAACGATAAATTACATTATTTTGACCTAATTGGCCAGCATTGTTAGATCCCCATGCCCACAGAGTTCCATCAGTTTTAGTGGCTACAGCATGATAATTACCACCTGCAACACTTAGCCAATTAGTTAAAGCTCCAACCTGTACTGGAGAAGACTTATAAGTTGTATCTCCTAACCCTAAAGATCCAAAAGGGTTGCTTCCCCAAGCCCATAATGTACCGTCTGTTTTGACGCCATAAATGTTTGAGTATCTACCACCGCTAATACTAGACCAATTAGTTAAAGCGCCAACTTGTATTGGTGAAGAAGAACTTGTTAAGTTGTTTTGACCTAATTGCCCTTGGTTATTATTGCCCCACATCCATAACGCACCGCCCTTAATAGCAGCAGAACTATTTGAACTAGAGCCTATTTTAGTCCATGTAGTTAAAGCACCAATTTGAACTGGGGATGAGCGATCAATTGTATTACTTTGACCCAACTGTCCGTTGTTATTTAATCCAACAGCCCACAATGTTCCATCAGTCTTAAGCATTAAAAAATGATTACTGCCACCAATTACTTCAGCCCAATCACTTAAAAGTCCCACTTGAACTGGCGCCGAACGATACAAAAGGTCATTTTGCCCTAGTTGACCTTGACCATTCCCACCCCATGTCCACAATGTACCGTCAGTTTTTATACTTGCGCTAGTTTCACTTGTTTTAGCTACTTTTGACCATGTGGAGCCAGAGGAAACTTGAACTGGTGATGAGCGATAAACTATAGATAAGTCACCTATTTGCCCGCTGTAGTTATAACCCCATCCATACAAGTTACTTGGAGGCAACTGCCAATTGCCAGCCGCTGTCGCTTGCATCTGCGCTTGTAGTGTCCATTTTCCGCTGTAGTTTGGCATTGTTGTTTCCTTAACTTCTTATTCCGACCATAATAATTCCGCCAGCGGATATTTTAGTCCATGATGTTGCTGCGCCTACTTGAATAGGAGAAGACCTAGTTGTTGTATCATTTACGCCTAATCCACCAAATTGGTTATACCCCCAAGCCCATAGGGTTCCATCGGTTTTAAGAGCGCCTACGTTATCGCCAGTACCAACACTAACTGAAGACCAAGTGGTTAATGCACCAATCTGCGTAGGAGATGATCGATAAACTCTGTTGTTTTGGGCTAATTGACCTGAGCCGTTAAATCCCCATGACCACATAGTACCGTCAGTTTTAATGGCTATAACAGCATTGCCTGATGCAAATACATTTGCCCATGTTGTTAATGATCCAATCTGCACTGGGGAGGATCTTTCTGTATATGTACCTTGTGTATTTAATCCTAATTGACCGTTATTGTTATAACCCCATGACCACATTGTCCCATCAGTTTTTGTTGCTATAGAGGCAGTATCACAACAAGCTACTTTTGACCATGTGGTACCTGAACCAACTTGTACTGGGGACGATAGTTTTACAGTATATGCAATATTTTGACCTAGTTGGCCTCTTCCATTATCTCCCCAAGACCATAATGTCCCTGTAGTTTTAACAGCTAATACGTGATAAGCACCGCCTGCTATTCTAGCCCAATTAGTATCTGTTCCAACTTGTACGGGGGATGAGCGATAAATTGTATTATTCTGACCAAGCTGACCATAACCATTAGCGCCCCATGCCCAAAATGTACCGTCGGTTTTTATGGCGTATCCATTATTTGATCCAGAGCTATATAAGGAAGCCCATGTTGTTAAGGCACCAATCTGAACGGGTGAAGAGCGGTAAACTTTATCATTTAATCCTAACTGCCCAACATTATTAGACCCCCAACACCACAACGATCCTGTAGTTTTTGTAACAAATGTAAAACCCCCTCTCGTAGCAATGTCTGCCCACGTCCCATCAGCCCCAACTTGTACAGGACTAGAGCGGTAAATTAGATTATTTTGACCTAATTGGCCTTGAGAGTTGAGACCCCAAGAGTATAAATTTGTTGGGGGAATTGGAGTGCCTGATGTTCCTGTGCTATACGGTCCTGGGCCATAGGTATTAACGGCACACACTTGAACTGTATAAGCTGTGTTATTGGTTAGCCCTGTAACAGTAAGTGGTGATGCCGACCCTGTGGCTGAGAATAAAGCACCAGCTGCTGACTGAGCAATCGCTATATAAGAGGTTATAGCCCCACCCCCCACATTAGATGGTGCAGTAAAAGCCACAGATACTTGTGCGTTACCAGCAGTTACAACTCCAATGGTAGGCGCATTAGGCACCTTGAGAGGATTGTAGGACGCAGAGATGAACCCACCTAAATAGCGCATTGACATAGGTCAATCCTTAACTTGAAGATATTAATTCGTATGAAACGCTGTATGTAATGCCGCTAGCAGTACCTGAAGTTACCGTGATTGATGAGCCTTCTTCTAAATAGATAGCCGTTGTTTTATCCGCAACAATTAGCGATGCATTCGCAGGCACAGAGATTGTGCTTGTGATTGGGTATGCTGTACCGCCAGAAGGTGCTGAACCTTGAGCTACTGAACCGTTGGTATAGATTGATACCGTGGCGTTAACCGCAGAAGAACCGTTCACGTTAGCCGCTACAATCTGATTAATCTTCATGACTGTACCAGAAGCCGCTGCGTTAGGCAGTAAAACCACCGCAGTCGTGCCGCTAGGGGTAAGGTATGTTGTTTTGCCGTATATACTCGTTACGGCGACGATGTTTGGGTTTGCCATTTATTACTCCTTAGAAGCCAAAAATCATTGCCATAGCAATGGATTTACCTGTTGTGATTCCGCCAGTTGGTGTAGTCCATGTTAATGCACCTGAACCGTCGGTAGTTAATACTTGTGCTGATGTTCCGTCACTTGTAGGAAATTTATACGTTACTGTCGCTGATACCGGTAGAGAATTGATTGCCGGAACTACGTTTGTGCCATCCACAAATAAAACTACTTTACCACCGTTAGGAACAATTACTCCCGTCCCAGCAGAGGTTTTTACATTGATAGCCCGACCGCCAGTAGTGTTGTTAAATATGTAGTATTGTTTCTCAATAGTCGGAACTATTAAGTTTTGTGTGGTTGTTAGTGATACGCTTGACGTTACGTTGATTACAAGATTACGCGCAATCTGAGCTGCGTTAGTATCAGTAAGTGTAATAGTGAGCGCTGAGTCTGCTGTGAAGTTAGCGGTGCCATAACCTGTAATTGCTTCTTCAATCGCAGTACCTAAGTTGGTATTGGTTGTAGCGCCCCATGTACCGGTTTGATCACCCGTACCTATTAATTCGATTTTTAAACTTGAGTATGTACTTGCCATATGTTATTCCTTTATGTGGGTATCTCGACCCAAGTTACTGTACTGCCGTCATTTACTGCAACCCAGTTAGGTGTTTGGCTATCATCAATCTGACTCCAAATCAAAACTGAACCTATTTGTCCTGTCGCGGATACCCCAATTGGGTACACGTTTGATTCCGCTACTATGGCTACTGTACCTAGTTGCCCAGTTGCTTCTACTCCTGTTAGCTCAATAACCTGAGATAACTCAACCGTGACATCACCAATAACGCCAGTCGCCTCAACCCCGGTTACATCCAGAGCTTGATCTGTCTGCACTTCTACCGAGTTTAGGGTGCCAGTAGCAGCAACACCTATGGGGTAAACATTAGCTTCAGCGATTACAGATTCTTCACCTAACTCGCCTAACCCAGTCTCACCAGAGACCCCTACAACTACCGCTATTGTAGCATCAACATAACCTAATTCACCAGATGCTTGCACACCTGTAACGGCAATATTAGCAACGCCTGCAACAGCTACGGACCCAACGTCTCCAGTACCCGCTATACCTGTAACACCCACCTGCGAACCTGCGTCTACTGCAACTTCTGCAACAACGCCGGTTGCTTCAACACCGGTTACATCTATATTAGCTATGCCGTTTACGACAACGCTATTTACTGACCCAACCGCTTGTACGCCTGTTACATCAGCGATAATTCCTATTTCTACTACTACACTTCCAACTGCACCTGTAGCTTCTACTCCGGTAACGGATACATCTATACCTAGTGATACTACAACCGAGCCAATTTCGCCAGATGCTGAAACGGAGCTATTCCCATAACCCCAGGCGGCTTCGCCCCAGCCCTGACTACCAAATCCTCCTAGTGCAATTGCAACATCGGCCACTATCTGCTCTTACTTTAAGCAATACGGATAATTGCGTTTGTTGCATCTGCTGTAGGGAACACAATAGTGAAGTTACCAGCGGTACTTGTTTTGTCGCCACCGAAGCTTAATACTGCTGCCGCTTTATTGCCTTGAGTGCTATTGTAAATTAAAGCACCTGAAGCCGTAATTGTAGCAGTTGACCAAGTCGTGTCATTAAAGTCAGTGAACGCTGTAGTACCACCTGAAGAAGGCGCTACGTTTGTTAGTGTATTACCACCAGCAGTGTAGCCTGTGCCTGACGCTTCATCACTGTTAGCTGTCATGTCTGAATAGTTTGTTGTTGCAGCGCCATACGTACCTACGATAGATGCTGTCGCACGGAATAGTGCGATTTTAAATACATCGGGTGTAGTTGCTGCACGTACTACTGATGTGCCAAATGCGTGGATACCATTAAGTATTTCTACTTTAAATGATGTCGGCATTGCCTGTGAAATTCCTGCCATAATATTTCTCCTTTAAATTTTTCTAACCAATGCCGCCATTTCTGGTTGCCCTTGTTTGTCTAGCTCCGCTGTAAGCGTGACTTTATAACAGTCAACCGCTTCTTTTAAGTAGAACTCTAATACTTTTTTAATGTGACCTCTATACGCAAGGGCTTGATCCCGAATAACAGGATCACTTTGATTCCCTACGTATATGATTTTATCTAGTGCGCGTTCAGCAATTTCTTCAGGTGTAAACCCTCTGCCGTCTGTCGTGTAAACCTTAATCCCACCTAATAAGGCGGATGTTTCTATTCCAAAACTCATTGTACTGGATACCTCACTTGTCCTGACCTGTACGCATCGCGTCGGTCTTTACCATCACCTAATTGTTTGAGCATCATCATTGCTTCGTCATAGCGTTGTTTATAAACGCTGATTACATCTTGCTCACCTTTTAAGTACGTGTACGCTTCCAATAACGAACCATACAGTAATACAGAATCAAAATTATCCCCAAGCCAAGTAGTACCAGCAGTAACAATGGACTGAGGATAATAAAAATAATGTAACTCCATGGTGTAATTCGCATCGGGTGTTGGGCCTAGAATAAATGAATTCTGATCAAACAACGCATAATATATCGGCTTACCTGAATCACTTGCTGACGGGTACGCTTCACGAATGTAGTTAACGTCTTTATTCAACAAGTACTCATAATCACCGGCAGCATCAATAACAGCTAGTGAATACGTAGCCAACCAATCAGAAGGTGCAGCTAAGTATTTATTGGCTGATGTTGTATTACCTGTCACGTTCTTACGCAAAGCAGGAAGCTGCACCGCGTTATACACACGTTGCTCTGCTTGCTGTATAAATATATTTATGTCTGCCGTAGCAAACGTCTGTTCGCAGTAATCTTGAATCGCCGTGACTAGTTGTGCGTAGTTCATGCTTTACCTTATGCTAACGGTCCACGTGAAGTAAAACCTTTTGTAGCAGCACCCTTACCGCGTTGCGCAACGCCAGTTGATTTAACGGCATTACGTGCAGGATTACCTCCGCTTACGCGACGTGCTGGAATACACCCATTAGAATCAGATGCACTAATGTTGTTTGGATCAGTATTATAACTGATATCTGGTGTAGGAACGTTTACTGGTTGTTTGTATACTGACATATTAGCCACCTCTTTGATTAGCTGCACGTGCTAAGTTACGACCCATTTTCTTCATGTCGATTGATTTAACTGTGCGAGCTTTATTGCCTTTAGCTACACCGCCGTCTTGTGGCAAATGTGAACCATCGTTACCTAGGTTTTTACCTTTTGTTTTGCCTTGTTTTGTTACGCCATCGGCGCCTGATTTGTATGCCATCTTATTACTCCTAAGTTATTTCTACTGTTACCGTACCTACGGCACCTGTTGCTACTAAATAATCGGGTACAGGTAAGCCAAATGGATTATTAAATCCTACTGGGTTCCAGCCCCACTGTATTACCCTACTACCATTATCACCGCCTGGACCTGACTGGTAATACCCTAAGTCTGGTCTTGGATTACGTACTGCTTGTGGGTCATCGACCGGGTACATACCTAATTGCAACTGCGGTTGATCAGGTTCCCAACAGGTAGGACACACTAGAATATTAACATTCTTAGTCTTAATAACCAACTGTTTAAGCTGCGATAGCTTATACCTAAATCCACAGCGATCACACTGGGATATCGCAAACTTGCCAGAACTAAATTTACTAGGCATATTTTACCTTATAAACTGCATTCTAGGCGCTAAACGTATGGCGGCTTTTTCGCGGTCTTCGTCGGCAGCTAGTTGGAATTGTTGCTCGTAGTCATCTTTTAACATTTGAATTCTATTCATTGCTTCTGGTATTTTTAAGCTTAAGTAGTATGACAACCCTGCAACAACAGCAGGTAAGAATCTAAACGGTATATCTTGTGTTGTTGTGCCTGTACCACCGTCTTGAATTCGACGTAAGCGGTAATACACTAGAGTGTAGTACTCACCTTGATCTGGACAAGGCCATACGTTAACAGCTGGCAAGTTTTGTGTTATTACAGCAGCGCCAGTTAGGTGAGTTGTAGCCGTTGTATTGTTTACGCCACGAACGCAATCTACTAAATCATTCCCGTTAATACCACCATATTGAATTGTTTCAGCATCAACTTTTATAAAACCAAATTGAGCTAAGCCTACAGTAGAACTTAAAGTAACTGTAGTCTCTGTAGCGTCTAGCGCTTCAGCTGTAGTAATTGTTGTTGGGTTTTCAGCACCCGTTTGACGGTTAATCCAAATTTGAATTGGACGGCCTTGTGCATTCTTATTAGGAATTGTAATGTAGGTAGACTCACTAATACGTGTGATGTTGATGTCTGTTTGGTTTTGCCCTGTGCCGGTACGAATTACGGTATCTAGCAAGTCAATGGTATCAGTTGGTAAGGCATACATTATCTGCCCTTGATACAGTTGTATTTGACCTGGCTCTACAGTCCATAAGTTAATGCCACGGTTAGCCCACTCAATCGTAAGTAAGTTAAGGCTACGACGTGCTGTACGCATATCGTAACCGGTACGTAATTCAGATCCGCAGCGTTCAAACGCTTCCTCTATGAGGTTATTTAAATCTAAATTAAACGACGTGGTGCCTGTAGTTGCCATTAGTTATTCACCTAACATTTTTTTAAGGTTGTTACTCATGCCATTATGTATAACGCCACCGGTAGCTTTTTTAGTTGTTGTTTTCTTAGCAGCTTTTTTTGCATCCGCTTCGGCTTTCTTAGCATCGGCTTTAGCTTTAGCTTCGGCTTTCTTAGCATCGGCTTTAGCTTTGTCTTCAGCTTTTTTAGCGGCTGCGGCATCGGCTCTAGTTTTAGCGGCTGCGGCTGCATCAGCTTTTTTCTTATCATCAGCGGCTTTTTTAGCAGCATTGGCAGCATTTTTAGCTGCTGTCTCTCTAGCTTTTCTATTTGTTTCAACCGCTTTAGCCTCTGCATCTTGATCTTGGTAGTTTTTCAACGCCGCTTGTGTTCGTTTAGGATCACCTGATTTTAATGCTGCTTCGTAATCTTTTTTCGCTTGTGCAGCATCAGCTTTCGCTGTTGTTAACTTAGCTGAGTATAAAGCTTTTAGGTCTTTAGTTGATAATCCTGCTATGTCTTCATCTGCGAAGTCAGCGTACTTATCGTATTTATAAGCTTTGTTAGTATAGTAATCAGGGATAGCTTCTTCAGCAGCTTTATCAGTGGCAGCTTTATCAGCAACAGCTTCAGTTTCAGCGGCGGCTTCTTCTTGGGTTTTGTACCCATACTCATCGTAACCTGGGCCTAACTTGTTTATTTCGGCGCCTTTATCTTCTAGCGTATCAAATTGACCACTCTTAATAGAGGCTATTTGTGCTTTCAAATCAGCTAGCTGATTTTCATAGTCGCTTTGTTTAGCAGCGAACGGATTATCCTGTTCTTGCTGGGCTTGTTGTCCGTATGCAGGGGGTTGTTGCTGTTGATCTTGTTGATTGTATTGTGATTGTTGGCCATACATAGGTTGTTGACCTTGTTGACCTTGCTGTTGATCAAACTGACTTAAAAATTCTTGAGCGCCTGGGAACTGGGATAAATCACCGTAACCGCCGCCTTTGCCACCTTGTGCTGCAGGTTGCGCTTGCTGTGCTGGGGCTTGAACTTGTTGTGGTGGTAATGTAGCAGATGGGTCCATCCGGCTTGCTAATCGATTCATGTTATAGCCAAATGTATTGCCACCGAATACTGGAGCTGGTTTGTTTACTGGAGCTGAAGACGATTGTTCTGGTTGAGCCAAAGGTTGTTGTGGAGCAGTGCCTGCACCGCCGCCTTTGCCGCCAAAACCTGGTTGTTGCGATTGGCCTGTAGCGTTCTCTGATGAACCTACGCCTGTTGATCCTGGTGTACCTGCTGCATAGCCCATTTATATTTCCTTTGACATCATTACGTGGGTCGTCTCAAACCCTATCTCTTTCATTTCACTGCGTGACCATCCCATTCTACCTGTGAAGGTTAGTGCACTGCATCCTTGCGTCTTTGCCCATTCTACTACAAATGGATCAAGTTCTTTTAATTCTTTTTGATTGCCACCAGCTAGAAATACATGTAGCGTTTTCTTTCTAGGGAACGTAATAATCTGCGTAATTACTACCGTGTCTTTTCCTGGCCACAATTGCAATTCGCCTTTGGCAATCTGATCTAATACGTCCTGTACTTCATGTGTACCTTGAGAATACTTTAAGGCTGCTTCTACATGATGCTGTAAACGCATAAACTCAGTAGCCCATACGGGGATAAGCCCGTCAGGCTGCCGGTACCACTCTATATCCATCACTTTTGTTTAACGTATATAAACTGAAATATTAACAAGTCTACTATTATAAACGATGTATCTTCAAGTTCTTCGTACTCTACGCCTAACATACAACCGCAGATTAAGTTAATACTATCAAGTCTAAACATAGTTATTTCCCCACTTTTCTGTATGGTTTTACTTTAGCTTTAATTTTTTTGGGCTGCTCTACAAACTGTTTACCAGCCGCTTTACCTGCCCGTTTTGCCTTAGTAGTTGCTGCATATTCTGCGGGGGTCAAAGCCTTTATCGCTTTCTCTGGCAAATAACGTTCACCTGTTTCAGACGATTTCTTGCCTGACTTAGTAGTCCATTTCTGGTCGCCCCAAGCTTTTAAAGACTTCTGACTTTTAGCTAATGCGCTCATTTATATCCGCCACCTGCAGCTTTATATTTCTTCGCTACTAGCTGCGCCTTACGAGCTGACCATTGGCCTGCACCAGTGCCGTGAGTTGCTGCTGCTTTAACTTGGGATACTATACGCTTCCGTAATTCTGGTTTTGTATAGTTACCCGCAGCATTAACATTTTTACTTGCAGGGAAGTTTACTTTTCCACCCTTCTTGTATACGTCAACTTTATCAGGATCATCTTTACGATGGATAACCCTAGGTTTATCACCTGGCATTTTAGCGGGGTTTATACACCCCATACCACGTGACGGGCGCATTAGATTAATTTACCTTTGGTTTTACCGCGAACTTCGATACCACCGCCGCGAGCATACTTCTTACACATACCACCTTTTTTCATACCTGGTGCTGTTACACCTGATGCGGCTGCAGCTACTGGTTTTTTAGATGACATCATGCGTTCTGCGATGCCCTTAATTCTATCGGCACCCATACCACGTGCTGGTTTTGGTGTTGCCTTTTTTGCTGATATTTCTGCTGGTACTCCTGCTGGCAATGCAGCGTGTTTTTTAGACTCTGCGTCAGACATAGCTTTAGCTCTAGCATTTCTTTTATCTTGCCTATCAGTTTCGGCTTTTGCTTTAGCTTCTGCTCTAGTAGAATCTTTTTGCGCTTTAAACTTTGAATATAAACCTGCTATCTCTTTACCTGCTGGTTTAGCTGCTGGTTTAGCTGCTGGTTTTGATGCTGCTGCTTTACCTACTGCTTTGTCTTTGGCTTTAACAGCGGCTTTTTCTTTACCAACTGATTTTACTGGTGCTTTACCTTTACCTGAACCCATACCCATAATATACTCCTTAATTAAACAATACGACCGCGGGTTTTGCCGCGAACTTCACAACCGCCCCCACGGGCAAATTTCTTAACTGAACCGCCTTTTTTGTAGTCTTCACCAGACTCACGGCGTTTCTCATAATCTTTAAATGCTTTCTCGTTTTTACGAGTTTGCAATGTATCCATGATATCAGATGGGATTGCATCAGGAGAGGCAGTGATCGTTTCTTTAGTAATTGATACGGCTTTACCTTTGCCTTTAGGGGCTTCTGGAGCAGATTTAAACATATCTTTAAGGGTCTTAACGATACCACCGCTTTCATATTTTTTAGCTTTATCATAAGCCAAATCTTTAGCAACACGTTTACCTTCTTTTTCAGCATGAGCATCGCGTTTAGCTGTGCTACCAGCAAATGATTTTTTGCCAGTTTTGTAATCGTATTCCATTTCTTTGGTAACTGTCTTAGCTACACCACCTTTTTTAAGGGCTTTTAAGTTTGTCTTCTTACCACCGTGTTGTTGCTTGTCGTGCATGCTAACGGCTTTCTTAACAATCTTTTTATCTAACTTAATATCTTCGTGTTTCATATTAATTCCTTGTTAACATTTCCAACGTTTTAATGACGCTGCTTTACGTGTAGGCTTGCCGTTCTCGTCTTTCATTGGGCCTGGCATACCTGACATACGGGCACAAAACGATTTCTTACGAGGACCACCTTCAGGCTGAGGCGCTTTTAAGTTAGACCCTGTTGCTGCATTGTATTTAGCGCGACCTTTAGCAGTAAGCCCAGCACCTTTTTCAACGGGTAATTTCTCACCGCGGCCAACGGCTAATGACACACCGCCCTTTTTAAACTTCTTGCCCTTATCAGCAGCATTAAACTCTTTAGCAACTTTGACTGGAACCCCTACCTTCTTAGCGAATTTAGGGTTGTGAGCCGCAGCTGCCATCAAGTTACGTTGTGCTTTACTCTTGCTCGGCATCTTCTACGACTTCTGCAACAGGTACGTCTTTTTGAAGTTTAGCTTTTTTAAGTTTTTCTACGTTATCTTCTTTAGCTACTGGCGCTTTTTTGTCGCCCAAACCATTTTCGTTTATTATCATACTAACTCCTATCCAAATAGTTTATGTGAGAACTGAGTAATTAACGCGCCTAACGCTCCACCAGCGCCGCCAACCATCATTAAGACTTTCCAACCGCCGCGAGCTTCCGCAAGGGTTGAATTAATATCATTAAGCGTTACTTTAATGGATTCCATATCCTGGACCAACTTATCCATATCAGCTTGTAGATGTTTAATTTCAGTTTCATGCACTGCTAACTCGCGTTCTACGCTCATATGTCACCTAGCCGTAAAATAGTGTTGTATGCATATTAGCGGGAAGAAACACTCTAATGCCAACATGCGCAAGAATACCTTCACCTGGAACAACAATATTGTATGGGATGGGGTCAGATGCATCGGCTTGTAACAGCACGTCATTATAAACAACAACTGCTCCGCTAGTTCCGCCACTATTTGCAACCGTTACTGTAAAGGTATTTGCATCCGCAACTGTTTGGACTTGGTATGGGTTATCAGTTAAGTCCCAGTCTAAATAGGCCCAGTCGCCAACCGATAATCCGTGATTTACAGCTGTGATGGTAGCAGTTGTCGTTGACCTTGCGTATGTGCCTGTAACGCTTACGTTATCTACAAACGCAATGTATCCTGTTGCGCCAGTAAAAGGGAATATTACTGCGCCCTTTACTCTAGCCCTACTACTAACCATAAGGCCGCTGGAGGAAGCGTGTTTTGATTTTACATCATATTGCATTGCCATAATTAATCTCCTTAGATTATAAGCGGGGCCGAAGCCCCAAGATTAATTAAGCAGTCAAGTTGTTTGCTTGAATGTAACGAACTGTGATTACGCCAGCGCCTGTACCGGTGTTTGTTGATGTTACAGCAATCTTAACGTCTGTTGAACCTACATCAATGAAAGCACCTGTACGAGTAGCATCTGTACCTGGAGTAACTGAAAGTACGCCGATAGCAGCACCATCAACTGCACCTGCAGCTGTAAACGCTGTGGCCAAAGCTGTTGTACCTACGCCGAATGTTGTAGCTACGCCTGACCATACTGCTGTAACGTATACGTTAATTTCTACGATTTGGCTGTTTGCTGGGATTACGATTGTGGTTGCTGCTGAAGCTTGTGTGATTGCTTGTGATTGTGCCATTACAACTTGACCAACGTTAGCAATGTTAGTACCTACTGTAGTACCTGTTGTGTTAAAGATGTTACCTGCGCGAATTGGACCGCTGAATGTGGTTCTAGCCATTTGAATTTCTCCATACAAAGTAAGCCTATTAGTCTTGTATGCGTCCGCCGGGGCAGTCTAATAAGCCGGATTTAATTTCCCGGTAATATGGCTTTTATACTCGGGTTTTACTTGTATGTCAATAGAAAAGGCGTAGATTTGGTAGTTATTACATGTAACGCAGAAAGCCGAAAAACTCGTTACTTACTACATCCTCTAGTGTCGGCTTAACCGCCTATTATAATTATACAATTACTTGTTCATTACGTACATTGTAACTTCAAAGCCAAAACGCATTTCTGTAGCTGCTGGTGTTGTCCACATAATAGTAGTCCTTAATTAGTACGAAGCAAGATTGCTTGTATGTAATAATCTGCTTAATATTCAACACAAACAATACGGATAATCATTATTTGTAAGCAAATGACCAGCCTGTATAAGGGCCGCGTGTAAGCAGTCTACCTGACTTTAATGCACGGTTGATTGTTGAGGGTTTCATATCTAGCGCGGTGCGTAATTCCGTTATGCTAGCATATGTGGTTTCTGATTTATCTGGCGCTATTGCGATTACTTGTTTACTTACCTTTAATGCAAACTCAGGTCGTTGTTTACCATACCAATAATTTCCTTCGCCTTGTAATGATTGACTAATTTTAAAGCGTGTTTCCGTTGATACCTTGTGCCCTTTCATTGTAGCTCGGCGTTTGGACTTTTCTTCATCTGACTGTACTCTTGCTTTTGAGGCTTTTCCTATTCTTATAAGACTTTCTTTTGTGTGCTTCATACCCCAGGTAGGACTTAATTCTTTTCCTTTTCCAAGCATAGGGGCAGATGCAGTTACTCCAATGTTATAGCAGTAATCTTTACCGACATGCTCTTGTAGCCATACATTTTCTGCTTCAAGTAGTTCCTCTTTATTTTCTACGTTTTTGATAACAGCAAATATAAATGCAGCTTCTCCATACTTATCCCATGCAGCTTGTAGGTGCTTGTTGTTATGTTTATTATTTCGCAGTTCCGAAAAATGCCTAGCTTTACGTCTGCTAAAATTAACAGCACTTCCCACATAAAACTTATTGTTTACTACATTAATAATTTTATATATTCCCATTGTCATTTTTTGCTCCTTTGATACAGGTAATTATTTACCATTAATAGAACTATACACCATCGTAACAAATAACACAAGTACTAAAACAAAAGGGGCCGAAGCCCCTTCTGAAACCCTTGCTATTACTAGCTTAGGCGCCTGCTGAACCGTACATGCCAAGCGGATCCGACCAACCGAATGAATAACGCTCACGTGCTTTGTAACGTACATTGCCCGTGTCGAAATCTCCATCCATTGAAGTACCTAGTGGGCTACGAACAAAGTGTTTCATGCCGTTAGGAACATCAGTTGTTAAGAACCACGCATTTGTGTCGGTCAAGAAGTGGTTAATTGCGTAACCTTCTGGGATTGAACCGTTGTTTTTCAATGCGTTGACATCATTGTCAGCAGTACCAACACGCAATTCAGTTTCCAACAAGCGAGTTGCAACGAATTGCAATGCTGGTGGAACGATCAATTTACGTGGTTTAGCAGCGATCAATAGGCCACGTTCGTCAGTCCAAGCTGCGATTTGAATAACTGCATTTTCCAATGAAGTTTCGTTCAAGTCTGCTGGAGTGGTTGGAATGTTGCTGTTTGTGCCGCCAGTAACAAGTGGGTGAGAAGCTGAGAACAATGGCACACCATCACCACCGTTGTATTGACCACCAGCATTGAAGCCGTTGTTCAATACATTAGCTGCTTTAACTTGTTTTGTGTACGCCATAGCACGAGCTAATGCTTTAGTATAACGAGCAGACAATGTGTCATACAAGTTATCTTCTACGGCCTCTTCAGTTAAGCTGAAGCCTAAAGCGATAGTTTCGTGTGTGTAGCGAGCTGTCCAAGCTTCTTGAGCATTGTCATAAGCGATGGCATTGCCCTCGTTTTTAACAGGTGCAGCTGAGAAGCCAGACAATTTTGTTTCTTCTTCGAAAGAACGCTCAGAGGTCTCTGTTTCATAGATCTCTTGGTGCTCTTCACCATAACGTTTATATTCCAAACCGAACAAAGCGTTCAGACCTGGTAGTAGCTCTTTAAGGAGCTGTGCGCGTGAAATAGCCATTATTTAATCTCCTTAATCGCCAACACCGGTACCATTGTAATAGCTATGGATACCAAAGTTAAATTTAACGATACAATCAGTGTATGCGTCACCAACAGTAGAGAATGGACCGTTTACGAAATCTACTAAACGCAATGCGATAGTATTTGTAGTAGCACGGGTAGCCACGTCTAATGATATTTTTGAATCGCCAGTAGTTGTAGAACCTGCTGTTTGATTCACGCCAAAGTTAGAACCTAGCATTGTTTGAGTCACAGCATCATCTGCTTGGATTTGGAACAATGTATCTGGATCATCACATACGTAAGCTGTAGCATTTGAAGCAACAGTGCCAGTAGGCCAGTATTGTGATTGCAAGAAATAGCCTAATGTTGGGCTTGTGTATGAACAACCTAAGAACACACCAACTGTACCAGCTGGGAATGGATCCGCGTTTGTACCTACGTTTGTTACTTTAACGATAGTTCCGTCTACACCAATTGCAACAACGTCACCAAAGAAAATGTTAGCAGCATAACCGCTAGCGATTTTTAATTGACGTGTTGAGCCAGCGAATTGCTGACCACCAATTAGGTTGATAGGACGAAGACCGTATGGGGCTGCAGTAGTAGCCATATAAATCTCCTTAAATTATTTTTTACCAAACGATGTAGTGGTACGCTTTTCCTTAAATAGGGGCATACGTGCATCATTCTCTTTCATAAAGCTGTTATCAACTGCCTCTGTTTGAGACTTGGTCTGATTATTGTAATAAGCAGTCCGTTGATCAACAAACTCTTCTGGTGTCTTACATAACATCAACCCACCTACTTCCACTGAATCAGGGATGCGTGTGTTTAAGTCAATGTAAAGCTTGAGTTCAGGGTGCTCCGACAGTTTGACGGGTTCCCAGCCTTCACGCATTTTTGAAGAAACGTTAGTGGCGTCAGCTTGACCTGCCATGCTTGTACGAATCCAGCGATAAGCCCATCCGGCTTGTTTTTTAATTTCAGGGAGCAGAGCAGCAGGTGCCCATGCGGCTTGACGTTGAAAAGTCTCGCGGGTATCTAGTTCACGGTTTTGTCTTGAATCAGTCATTATCTATTCTCCAATTTCATTAGCTCAAGTGCATATTGCTTAGGCGTTAAACCAAGTTTCTTAGCAAGGTTTTGCTGAGATACATTTAACACAACTTTTTTAGGCGCGGTGCTTCGCGTTGCCGGGGCGACGACTGTAGCTTTGGCGCGAGGAGCGGATTTTACATCGTCCTGCGTTTCACTCCCGAAGTATTCTGGGAATCGTTTGCGCATCGTACTATCAATACGACGGTAATAATCGTCGGAACGCGGATCTATTCCAGACGTGACTAGGTCTTCATGCAGTCCCCAAGCCAGAGAAGTCATCACTCTGTCTTGACCAAACCAAGGATTCCGTTCCTGCCAAGATAAAGCTTTGGCGTCAGGTTTAGCTACTTGTGGCTGTTGCTTACTATTTACACTAAATTGTTGGTCTTGTAAAGCATTTTCTTGCGCTTGCTGTTGTTGGCTGTACTGGGGTTGGTAACTAAAGGCGCGTTGTGCTTGTAATTGCGAATTAGTTAGTCGCTCTTGTGCAGCAATCATTCGATCAGTATCACCCGTATCGTATGCTTCTTTATATTCACGTTTTGCTAAATCTAGCTCATGCGTTACCGCACGTTTCAACGTATCAATATAAGCCACTTCGCCTGACGATAATGTTTGACGTAGTGTTTTGTTTTCGTTAATAATCTTTTGAGCTAGTTGAATTGCTTCTTCTCGCTCTCTAGCCGCTGATTCTTTAGCACGGCGTTCATCATGCCATACCTTTTTCATCTGCGACAATCGGGTCTTAACCTTAGTTGAATAGTCAGTTAGCTCATCTTGCTCTAACTCTTGTACTACTTCCGCTGGTAATGGTTCACGACCTCGGTCTTCTTCGGGTGTATCGTCTTCTACCTCAATATCAAAGTCATCTTCTTCCTCTGAAGCTTGAGCTTCTGTGTTAACTTTGTTAACTTCCTGTTCATCAGGGAATTCAAACTCTTCCCCTTCAAACTCTTTATTTTCAGCCATATATTACTCCTTATGCGCGAGTATAGCCGCGGGGGTCTAGTACAACAGCCTCTACGGTATCATCGTTGATAATGCGGAATTCTCTTCCGTGGATTTTAAAACGAGTACCTGCATACGCACGGGTTAAGACAAAATCACCTTCTTTACACCATGGGCCTGTAGGAAACTTATTTTCTTCTTTGTAACATTGGTCGCCCATTTTTAGAACAAACAATACTACCGTGCCATTTTCTTCTATTCGTTTAGTCTCTGCTGCTTTAGCTAACTTGAGCCCACTTTCTAACTCATGTTCATCTGTTGCATCAGGAACTGCACATAGGATTCGATAGCCTTTTGGGTCTGGTAACTGTGATGCTTTTTCGGCATCACCGAATTCTTTTGCATCTGCCACCATCTCCGATAAATCTACTGCTCGACCTAAATCAAGTTTAGTCATCTGCTTCCTCTATATTACGTGCAAGGTCTGAGATTAAAGACTGCGCGGTAAGTAGACCTCGAACCATACCGACAGACATTTGGTAAGAACCAAAATCTTTTGCTGAACCGTCTCCCAACGACTCAATTATTGCTTTGCGTCTTTCTTCTAACTGTGTAACTAGAAGTTCGAACGAATCGTATGCCATTTATTACTCTCCTGTTGGTGGCTGCATTCCTGTAAAGGCATTTGTTACTGTGTCAATCATCTTATTTGCTTCATCTCGTTGAGTCTTATCTTGCTGTGCTTTTAGTTGAGCTTTGTGTTTAGCTGCATCCACACCGATTTGTGCGCCACCTAGTTCTTTCTTAGTCGCGTCGTTCATCATGTTTTTAGCAGCTTCTGCTCCTATACGAGCACCGGCTTGACGTTCTTGAGACGCGATACGTTCACGTTCAATAACAAGTCCTTCTTCTTTAAGTGCCATTTCTCGATCTTTCATCTGCGCATCAAATAGCTCTTTCTGCTCTTTCATGCTTTGCTCACGTTCTTTCAACTCTAGTTCTTTTTGTGAGATCATGAGTAACGGATCTTGAGCTTGTTCTGCTTGTTTTTGTTGTTGCTGTTCTGCGGTATCTTTCTGCAGTAGTTTCTGTGCAGCTGACGCTACCAAGCGAGACAAGTCTACTTCGATGTCTTCTGGCAACTCTTCATCTGGGTTAGGTAACGGTACACCCAACTGCTCTTCAATCTGACGACGGTATGCGAACGCAATGTGCTCGGACACGTGTGCTTGGAACGCCGCCATTATCGCCTGTGCATTGGGCGATTGCGCTAACATGCCTTGGATCTTCGGATCTTGAGCCAGTGACATGTGAGTGGTTATGTGAGCTTCGTGGTCTTGATAGATGAACGCCTTAGCCGGTAGCCCATTTAACATCGCCATGTTCTCAGACACAGGGTCTTTCGGCTTAGGTTCATCGTCGTCCGGCTTGATCAGCAAGTCTACGTTCTTCACGCCAAGCGCTTCTAACATCTGACGGTTCAACTCTTTCATGTCGTACATGTCAGGGCTTTGCTGTGCCATCTGCATAACTGCTTGATACTGCACAACTTTTTGTGCCATGGTTGACGCGTTCGGATCGGATACTGGAATTACATCCACTTGATCGTAGTCTGATTGTTTAACGCTAGGCTCGCCTGACTCTGGCTCGTAGCTATACTCTTCTGGCGTATAGTCACGGATGATCCCTTTGAGTAACTTGAACTCTTGCTTCATCGCATAATGTACGCGAGCTTGAACAGCACTGATCACCTTGAGGCTACGTTCTAGTATGGCTAGTGTTGTGCCTACTGGGCTGTTGGCTGACATGTCAGACACTTGAATATCTGCAGCGCCTGCAAACTTACGGCCTTCCTCCACGATGTTCTGTAGCAATGCCATTAGAACTTGTGATGGCTCTTTGTACGGTAGTGGCATGATGTTGTCACGGATACTGCCGCTTGGTACATCAACGTCACGGAACTCAGCCGGCGCGATAGGCGTGTCATCGCCTTTAACTCGTAGGCCACGTGTCTTGAACCCACCTGGTAAGTTAGCTAACGTACCTGCGTCCACCAACTGGCGGGTGAGCATCGTACCTGACTTCGCGAACGCACCTACTAGATGTATCAACCCGAAGCAATAGAACCCGAACCCTGGCACGTAGCCGTAGTGGACAAAGTGCTGACGTTTAGTCTTAAGCGGATCTTCTGGGTCCCAGTTACGGCGGATAGACAACACGGTTGATGTGCCCTTGTCGATAGTCACTACGTACGGTAGCGCTATGCCTGTGGCTTCGCCGTTATCGTCTTCATCTTCGTAACCTGACAAGTCTAGGTCTACGTGCATCTCAAGGAGGCGATAGCGTTCGTCCATTGTGGCGTTGAACCCTAGACGTTCAGCAATCTTCTTCTCAACCTCTTCTAACACGTTAACTGGCTCACCCAGGTCTACGTCGCGGTAGAACCCAGCCACCTGCAGTTTGCGTAGCTCGTTCTTAGTCTTACGCATCACGTGGGTCACACGCTCAGCCGTATCTAAGTTAGACGCGCCGTACGGCACAACTATGTCCTCTGCCGGCACGTAGAGGGCCACCTGACGCTCTAAGCTCGGATCGTAGTACACTTTCTTGAACGCGTTACCGGACAGCCCTAGGCCCCACAACATGCGTTCATGCTCAGGGCGGTACTCGACCATCTGGTCCGTCATGCGGTAGTTCATGTCTTCTTGCACACGCTTAGCCGCCGCTTCTTTATCCTTATCTACCTTACCTATAATCTGTGTCTTCACCGGACCCTGCGCTGGGAATGTCGCAGACATCGTCTCAGCCTGGAACTTCACAACTGCCTCAGTCAACAGCGGATGATACACGGAACACGCACCAGGCCATGGCTCTGTGCGGTCTTCAATCTTAAGTCCTAGCAAGTCTAAGCCATCAGCGTAGGTCTCTAGCCAATCACGGCGTGAACTCACGTCAGAGTCGTAGTCACCCAGCAAGTCACCAGCTAACTGCTGCAACGAGCCTTCGTCAATCTCTTCTGCTAAGTTCGCATTGAAGTCATCGTCGACCTCTTTCATGTCCTCATCAGTTAGGTTGACCTCTAGATCACCTTCACCTAGATCTTCTGCTTCAACCTCTAACTCTACACCTTCTTGGTCTTGTGCTTCTTCATCGATCCCTAATGGCGCTTGGTATGCGGCTTTGTCTATATTTGTTGCCATAATTATCCTTTATTCTCAATTGTTTGCAGCCAATTGGCCACCATAAATATATCAGTTGACTTGTAAGCACTTTTAATGTTATTAGCTTTGCTAGATATTACCACGACATTGCCCTGAACGTAACCTTTTACTGGATCAATTCTATCTAGTGATGGGCTTTTTTCTCCCGCTACCTTATTCCCTCTATATACGAACGGTGTATTGAACACCGGGCAATTATCTGGCAATATACTTTCTATGTATTCTGCAGTGATGTCAAAAGGGAGTCCTTTGTTCTTCGCACGTAGTTTCGCATTCTTAACCGCATCTATTGCCCAAGCCCGCTTCGGATTTTTCCACTTCCAAGTATACGTCCGCTTCTTTTTTGGCGGCTTATCTACCAACAAAGTTAACGAAGTTAACATAATCTATAGAGAGTACAGCCTAGCTCTGTTACTACGGAAATCACTAGGCTCATCCTCGTAATCCGAATCCAGCCTTATAAAGCCACCTCGTCTAAACCTTGTCAATGCTTGCGTCATACTATCGACAAAGTCATCGTGCTCGCCAACAGGGAAGTCTGCAACTTCCTCGATCACGTTCTCAGCCCACCTTGTAGCTGGTGCCCACACCATGCCACTTGAGAACAAGTCAGCCACCGCATTCAACCGGGTTATCTTATCTTTACTTGGTACAACTTCGTTAACTAAGAGACCCATTGCACGTAGCTCATATATTAACGGAGCACCCGAAGCTTTCTTCTCGATCAATAAGTTATCTGGTTGAAACTCTTTGTACGACTCAAATGCGACTCGTTTAAGTTCAGGGAATTCCATCCTGTCCTTGAATGCGTCAAGTAGGATTATGTTAGCTTGTTTAACTCCGTTAACGTCGTCATGGTAGAAAACTCCCCACGTGGTGCAAGCGCTATAGTCAGCCCGGTTATTCTTTTCGAACGCCGTATCCCAGGACTGAATGATATAGTCGCACTGTGGAGGATCTTCGTCCTCCCATTCTCGCCACCATTCCCGTTTGATGATGGCCGCACCTTCGGATGTCGGTTGTTGTTGGTACTGCGCCATCCAGTAGCGCGTGTCCAACGTATTTTTTAGGAGCTCAATGTCTTTCTTGTTCCAGAAGTCCGGCCAGAGTGGCTCACCTGATGGCAGCTCCATGGGTAGCTCGATCACTTCCCACTGGTCTGAGCCTTCGTTCTTGGTCATGTTGTCTAGGATACGGCCGGTCAGGTCTCGTTTGGACCAGCGCGTCATGATTAGACATATCGAACCGCCTGGCATAAGACGTTGGCGAGGGCCAGATTGATACCACTCATAAGCACTATCAAATACCGCCGGGTTTCCGGTCTTAGCCTCCTGCTCAGAATGTGGGTCATCGATGATACATAAGTGAGCACCACGACCAGCAAGAGCACCCCCCACACCACACGCATAATATTCTCCAGCATGGTTAGTCCCCCACCTTCCTGACGCTTTCGAGTCAGCTTGCAGCTCGACCCCAGGGAATATCGACTGATACTCCTTGGTGCCGACCAAGTTACGGACCTTTCGTCCAAAGTCTACCGCCAAATCAGCGGTATGCGAGGCCATGATGATCTTTTTATCGGGAAACTTCCCCATAAACCACGCCGGAAACAGGTAAGACATGATATGTGACTTACCATGACGAGGGGCAATGTTAATAATCACCCGTTTTAGCTCGCCGGACGCTATTTTCTCAATAGTACTAGCAATAATCTTGTGATGTGGCCCCACCATGAAGGTGTGATCCATTGCCTGGGCGAATGCTAGGAACTCATCTTGCTTTTCTTTGATGATTTTCTTTTGTTCATACAATGTAAGCAGCTGGTTTAGCTCGATCTGCTCCGCTTTAGGCAATAGATGCGAGTTCTGCATCGCATTCTGCAGGTCTTCTTCCTTAATACCGTCGATGCTTAGGTCAATCATTGTTGTGGAGTAATATCTTCGGGGGTTAGCGTACCCATTTCCTTCTCAATTACCTCGAAGGACGCATCGATGGCCTTGCTGTGGCCCATAATCTTGAATATTTTACTGCGGATCTGGGCTTCTAGGTCCTCGATAGGCGCATTCTTAACCGTAATCTCGGTCTTCTCAGTGAACAGACCCACATCTGACATCTTACCTAGGAGCTCTAAAGCCTTAATCCTATTGGTCGCATTGTCTTTGGTGGTCTCTTCAATGAGTTTGTTGGTGATGAACCGACGCAACTGCACCGCCTCGTCTATAACCTGGTGGTCATACTCTCGAATCATCTCGCGCAAGTGCACAACCGTGGCCGGGGTGCTTAACGCTTTACCGGATTCAGCAGGTTTGTCTTTATTTTCTGGATCTGTGAAGGCTTGGAAGATACCTACTGCCGCATCTTTCTCTTGAGTTGAGACAGGAATCTCGGCGCCAGCCTCTAGCAACACGTCGATTGTGTTGGCAGCTACCTTAACTTTAGTAGAAAAGGTCTTAGGGTCTTCTGAATCAAAGTCATCCGGCAAGGGAATCCCTGATTGGGGTGTTACATGTAGGGGCATAAAAGCTCCAAAGTTGCGCAATTTATACGGTTGCGATTCGTTGGGCTGGACAATAGCGTAAATATCTATATATGTCAAGCATTTAAGTTTAATTTGCTAGATTATATAGCTGTTTCCTTTTTGCATATTCTCTTTAGCAGGTATAACTTTTAAGTTACTAAGCACATGAAGCCCGCTAACGTCTACCCCTCGTAGAGGGATAATATGATCTACATGCCACAATACCCCTGTCTCTTTAGTTTTATTTGTAGCTTGATCATATAAGGCTTTAATTAATATTAATTCTTCAGTTGTAAGCCATTTAGGGGTGCGTTGAAGTTTAGTGCATCGACGCTTAGCTTTTTTAGCTTTACGTTTTCCAATATTCTCAGGGCGTTTCCAGTATTCGCGTTGCCAAGCTAGGCTATAAGCTTTTCTAGCTTTTATCTGTTCTTCGGTTAGCGGTGTTTTTTCTTTGGGTGGTCTTCCTGGTTTGGCATATTTTGCGGTTTTTTTACGCAATGCGTTTTTATTCAACCTACGGCATTCCACGCAATCGTAGTTTGAAGTGTATCGAATATTTCCATGCCCATATTTACATGGTAAGCCTTCATATCTAGTTTTACCAGCAGCTTTAGCTATAGCCCTAACGTCTGTTTTATTCAATTGTTTGCCTTTTAATTTGGGGGTGGGGGTTATGTTTTGAAATATATATAATATTTTTTGACTTGTCAAATAAAAAATAAGGGGGGTGTTTCCTGGGTAGGGTTTGCAATTAGTTTGGCGAGGAAACTATTTGCCTGAAACACAGTGTAAAGGAAGATGTGGGTCCCATAAGTTCAAAAAACGGGCTATGGGGGGTGCGTATACCCTGCCTAGCTAAGCCACAAAGTTAACAATGCCAGCCATTTTCGCGTAAGTTATTGATTTAACTAAGTTAACTTCGTTAATGTTAGTAACCACTAACCAAATTTGCTTGTGGATAACTCACCTAAGTCTTTGATTATATTATTTTATTACACTTTTTTATATTATTACACTTCGTTAACTTGGTTAGTGGTCGCTAACCGCTGAAAATAGACGCAGTGCGGGTTTCAGCTTTTTGAATCTGTAATAATACAAACTGGGCAAGTGTTAAGTTATTGATTTTATTATATATTTTATTTATTTAACTAAATTAACTAAGTCATTGATTTATAAGTATTATTACATTTTCTTTGAAATATGCCAGTTTTAGACACGCACCGGTTATAAATTGCTTTTACTTACTTAACTTTGTTTTAATCGCTGATTGTTTGAGCGCCGCGGC